CTCGAAGGGTGTCCAGTCCACCGCGCGCCAAAGCTCGCGCGCGGCCTCGGGTTTCGAGACCTCGAAGCGGTGGACCTGGTAGCCGATGGAGACCGCGCGGATGTGGCCTGCCTGGATGTCGCGCCAGATCGGCTCGACATCGGCGCGTTCGCTGATCCGGACCAGCGCTATTCCCCGGCCGTTCTCGATCCGGGCCGAGCCCGGCACGACCGAGCCGATCACCGCGTCGAGCGTGTCGAGCTCGTGCACCTTGAGGAAGGGCGCACCCGCGTTCAGCCGGTCGAGCCGCACATGGGTTGGGTCGAGGCTCAGCTCCTCGTCATAGGGCTCGCCGAAGAAGGTGGCGCGCCGGACGCGGGCCCCGGCCGACCAGACCACCTCGACGGTGCGGCTGTCGGCATCGGCGGTGTTCGGCGCAAGCTCCGCCGACCGGCGCATGGCCGGCAGTTCGATCATCGTGTCCATGGGGTCAGTCCTGTTGGTCGGCCTGCGCCGGGTCGGTTTCATCCGCTTCGGCGGAGGGATCGTCGGCGTCCGGTTCGTCGTCGGCTGGATCGTTCGCCGGATCGGTCGCCGGATCGCTGGTCTGCGCGCTGCCGGTCTTGGTGACGCGGCGCGGATCGGAGTCGAGCACCAGCCCGAGCGCGTCGAGCTTGGCGTTGGTCGCAGCGATCTCCGCCAGCACCGCGTCGGGGTTGCGGCCCTGCCGGGCGATCACCTCGGCCAGCGTCATGGTGCCCGAGCGGATCGACAGCAGGTTCGCCATCGCTTCCTTCTGCGGATCGACCGCCTCGAACTTCGGCGGCGACCATTCGACCGGTACAATCGGCGACGGAATCTGACCCGCCGCCCACGCGGCCTCGGTGAACCAGCGCCACACCGGCGCGCAGAACATCGGGATGAACAGCTGCCACTGGACGGCGTCGATCTGGCGACGGAACTCCACGAGCCCCGCCCGGATCGAGGAATAGTTCACCTGGCTGAGGTCGCCGGTCAGCAGCTCGTAGGGCACCCGGAACCCGGCCGAGATCGTGTGCAGGCTGGCGCGCTTGTATTCGCCATAGCCGCCGGTGGCGGAGGGCTGGTTGAAGCGGATGTCCTTGCCGCCGCGCGCATAGGCGATCAGCCCTGGCTCGAACTGCTCGACCCGGTTGCCGTCGGCGTCGACCACGGACGGGGCGATGCCCTGCTGCGCCTCGTCGTCGCCGAAGACGATGGCGGTCACACAGGCCTCGGTCTTCTTGCGGACCAGTTCCGCCACCTCGTAATCGTCGAGATCGCGCAAGCTGCGGATCACCGGCGCGCCCCATGGAACGCCGCGGGCTTGCGTGCGCTGCTTCTCGTAGACATGGGCGATCTCGGTCGCGGGGACCGGGCGGCTCTGCAGCCCGTTCTGCAAGGACCCACAGGCGTCGCCCGGATGTTCGGCATGGAGCCAGTAGGCCCGGCGCTTGCCGACCGGATCGAACTCGATCCCTTGGACCAGCCGCCCCGCGCCGAAGGCGCCGGACTTGGTGGCATCGAGAAAATCGGCCTCCAGCACCTGCAGTTGCAGCGGCACCGGCAGGCCATCTGATGCCCGGCGCAGGCGGCGGCGCACCAGCACCTCGCCCGCCTCGACCATCTCGCGGCAGATCAGCGTCTGCAGTCCATAGAAGTCGAGCTGGCCGTCGGCGTCACAGTCCGCCGTCCAGCGCTCAAAGAGAGCGTCGACCTTCCGGTCCAGCTTGTCATCGCCGCTCGCGGCGCGCGGCATTAGCCCTGAGCCGATGATGTTGTTGACGAGCACCGCGACGGCCTTGGCCGCGTGCGGGTTGTTGCGCACCAGATCGCGCATCCGGTCGCGCAAGAGCGCCCCGGCAACGCCGATCTCGGTGTCGGCCGAGGATCCCGGCGCGCGCCAGCCCTCCGTCCGCCGCCCGCGCGCCGCCCCGTCATAGCCCCGCGTCAGGGTCTCGAAGGCCTGACGCGCCATCACGCGGCGGGCCGCCATGCGCGGCGCCACCGTGGCGATGGCGTGGTCGAACCAGGTCGCCGACATCAGCGATCCCCGCGCGAAAAGCCCGCGAGCCCGGCGATTGGCAACGGCCTCGTCGTCCCCGCGATGGCGCGCTCGATGGTCCGGATGCGGGCAAGCAGATCCTCGGCCGAGCCATAGTCCACCGACTTGCCGTCGTAGCTGACCCGGGCCGTGCCGCTGGCAAAGGCGCGGCGCAGCGCCGAGAGCTCGGTTTCCGTCCAGTCCGTCATGTCTAGAACCATCCTCCGCGCCGCCCGAGCCAGTCGGAGCGGCGCTTGCCCTGCGGGGCCTGTCCCTGCCGGTTGATCTGGCCTGCGGGATCGGTGTCGGTGGGTGCAGCCCCGAGCTGGTCCTCGAGGTCGCGCCATTTCTCGTCGGGCCAGCGGTCCGCGCCCGCGATCCAGGCTGCGGCGCGGGCGTAGACCCGGCAGTCCAGCGCCTCGTTGCGTTCGCGCAGCTTCTGCCATTCCAGCCGGGCGAAGCCGCGCTTCGTGCGCACCGTCACCAGCTGTTCGGCGACGAACTGCTTCAGCCATTCGTTCTCGACCCAATGCGGCAGATGCACCGAGCCGGGCGGGAACGCAGCCCCGTCGGCCATCTCCTCTTCGGTGGGCCGCGCCAGCCGCAGGAAGCGATAGGTCTCGGCCTTGAAGGTCGACACCGCCACGGTCCAGAGCCGCGCCCCGCGCCGCAAGCGCTTGCCGCCCTCGGTCGCGTCGACGAAGGTCGGGCCGGAGACCGGGCTGGAACGATTGAACCCCTCGACGCCCTTGACCGGCGAGACCTGCCCAAACCCCTGTGCCCGCGACCAGGAATAGACCGCCGGGGCCTCGTAGCCGGTGTCGATGGCCAGCCGCGCGATCCGCAGATGCGCGCCGCGTTCATGCGGCCAGCTTCGATCCAGCAGCGCCGTCAGCTCCGACCAGGCGTCGTGCCGGTCCGGCCCGCCTTCGATGACAACGTGATCGACGAGCCAGCTTTCCAAGCCCCGACCCCAGGCCCAGACATCGACCTCGATCCGGTCCTTCTGCACGTCGGCCCCGGCGGTCAGGAACAGCCCGCCTGCTGGCACCGTGCCGGATGTCCAGCGCTCGCGCCTGTCGTAGAGTCGCTGCCAGTCCGGCGCTTCCCCGGTCTCGACCCATGTCTCGCCAAGGATCGTGTTGCGAAACGCCTTGATCGCCTCGTCGGACCCCTGCGCCGCATCCCATGCCCGCACGATCCGCTCCCAGCTCAGCCAGCCGATCGGCGAATAGAGTGCCGAGAGGTGATACCCGACCGTGGTCGGATCGGCGGCCGTGGCGGTCGCCCGCCATTCGCCACCCTCCAGCATCGCCGTCTTGTGGTGTTCCGCGATTGCCGCGTCGCAGCCCTCGCAGTGATACTCCGCCGTCTCCGGGCGGCCCTTCTGCCAGCGCAGCCGGTCGAACTTCAGCCACTGCATGGCGCCGCAATGCGGGCACGGCACGAAGAACCGCCGCTGGTCGGAGGCCTCGAACTCCCGCTCGATTCGGCTCAGCCCCCGGATCGTGGGCGTCGAGACCAGCAGCACCTTGCGCCGGTGCGCGAAGGTCAGCGACCGGGCCTCGGCCAGCGTGACCGGGTCGCCTTCCTCGTCGGCCGAGGCCGGATAGGCGTCGACCTCGTCGAGGAAGATGTAGCGCGCCGGGGTCGAGCGCAGTCCGACCGCCGAGTTGGCGCCCGTCATGATCAGGATGCCGCCCGCGAATTCCTTCGACAGCATCGTGTTGCCCGCGTCGCGGGATCGCGCGGGCTTCACCCGCTCCCGCAGCTCGGGGCTCTCGTCGATCAGCGGGTCGATCCGCTGCCGCGAGTTCCGCTTGGCCAGTTCCACCGTCGGCTGGACCGCCAGCATCGGCCCCGGCGCCTGATGAATCGCAAAGCCGATCCAGTTGTTCCCGGCCTCCGTCGCCCCGACCTGTGCGGCCTTCATGAACACGATCCGCTGTGTCGGATCACTGGGCGACAGCCGGTCCATGATCTCGCGCATGTAGGGCGTGCGCACCGTGCGATACCGCCCGGGCTCGGCCGATGCCCGACCCGACAGCATCCGATGCCGGTCCGCCCATTCCGAGACGGTCAGGTCCGGGTCGGGCCGCAGCCCGTTGCCCCAGGCGCGCAGGATCTCGCCCGCGCCGTCGAAGTCCGTCAGGCCATCATTATCACCGGAAGTCAGGCCGGACCTCGGCGAGTTCGTCGAGGTGGGCGCGTACATGTTTCTCCAGGACCTTCTGCATCGCGGCTGGCTCCACGGTGATCTGCTGGCTCGTCGCCTCGCTGGATGTCGCCGAGAGCTCGGCCGCCATCAGCGCCGCCGCGCGCGCGGGCCAGTTCACCCACGCGTCCCGTTCCTCCCGCGCCAGCCGGAACACCAGCGCCAGCGCGCGGGCCCGCTCGATCAGCTCCCCCTTCAGCTTCTGCAGCCGGATGCGCCGCTCCTGCGCCTTCAGCACCTCGTTCGCGGTCTTGGCCTGCAGGAAGGTCGTACCACCGCCGACGGCGGGAACCGCCAGACCCTGTTCGCGGAGCGTGTCGCCGACGGCGGCCACCGCCGCTTCAGGGACGGGCTTCAGCTTCGGCGCGGGCGGCTTGCGGGTCTTCGACGGGTCGGTCGTCTCGGCACGCCGGGCATCGCTGGCGGCCGCGTTGATGCTGCCGTCGGGATAGAGGACCAGCCGCTCGGCCGTCTTCGCCTTCTGGATCGCGCCGCGCGACAGCCCGACATGGGCGGCGTACTGGCGCTCGCTCATGCCCTGCATCGGTGGCTCCGATTATCATTCGAAATCATGTGCTTATCGAGTTGATAAGCATCGCGGACAGAGGGAACGTGTCTCCAGAAGGACGATGCAACTCACCAAGGAGCCACCCCGATGACCCGCCGCGCGACTGACAGTGAGACCGCTACCGCCACCGGTTCGAGGGAGCGGTCGAACAAGGCCCTCGACGCCTTCATCGCCGCCAAGTTCGAGATCGACGCGATGCTGGAGCGGCTCGCCGCCCTCAGCGCGGACCATTTCGAGACCCACCCCGACGAGATCAACTGGGGCCATGTCGGCACCCTGAACCACTACCGCGCAAAGCTGCGCGAGATCACCGACATGGCCTTCAGAGAAGGCGAACACGCCGAGTAAGACGACCCGCTCCCGGTCCCGCCCGCCGACTGGCGGGCTCGACCTCGTAGAAGGGCCCGCATTCCGCGCGCCCCGATACGGGAGACGACGATGACCAAGCTTTCCGACACCCAAGCCCTGATCCTGAGCGCCGCCGCACAGCGTCCCGAGCATATCGCCCTGCCGCTGCCCGACAGCCTGCGCGGCGGCGCTGCCGCCAAGATGGTCGGCGCGATGCTCTCCAAGGGCTTCCTCGAAGAGGTCGACGCCGACATTCGCAACGGCGAGCCCGTCTGGCGCGAGACCGGCGACGGCCACGGCGTGACGCTGGTCGCCACCGACGCGGGGCTGGCCGCCATCGGCATCGAGCTCAAGGACGCGAACCCCGCGCCTGCGGGCGCGACGGACGCGCCGACCGAGGAGCCCGCGCAGGACACTCCCACCGAGACCGAAGCCGCGCCCAAGACGCGCACGCCGCGCGAGGGAACGAAGCAGGCGACCCTGATCGCCATGCTGCGCGCGCCGGACGGCGCGACCATCGAGGAGATCATGGCCGCGACGCGCTGGCAGTCGCACACGGTGCGCGGCGCGATGGCCGGGGCGCTGAAGAAGAAACTCGGGCTTGAGGTGACCTCGGAGAAGGTCGAGAACC